CATATTAAATAAATTTATAAATTAAACCATTAACTTTAGCTTCAATTAATTTAGCTAAATTTATCATACGATAATTCTTTTTAGATAAATCATAGACAACAAGTAGGCCTCTAGATCCAGGATCATAAGACATACCTTTACCGGTCAGACCCTTCTTGACGCCTCTGCGACAATGAATAGTTCTGATGTTACCATTCTTTTTAACGAATGTTGCGCTGAAGATCTTCCCATTTGAAGTCTCTCTAATAAACTTTTCAACTTTTTTCATATATTATTTTTAATGTTTGATACAATAGTACGAACTATTTTTTTGTCCAATGTTAATTTAATGTTAAGATAATGTTAAATTAATTGTATCTTTGAAGTATGAACAGAGATCTACTTCGAGACAACAGAGATGACACCAGAGGTGGATCTGATAACCTACTGAGTTCAGCGGGAAACCTACTGCGTTTAAGAACTCAACCCTACTGCGTTTAAGAGTCTAACCCTATTGCGTTTAACGAATAGAATAGTTCCCTTTAGAGAATCCTTCTAAAGCGTATTGAGCTGCGTAGCGAATTGAATCGAGGCAGTGATTCCAACGATCAACTGGTTTTGTTTGGCCTTTAGTGGCCCAAACATAATTATTTAATTCTTTAACTAATTCTGTTGAATCAGGATCTATAATTAAATCAAAGTCTTGAAGAAGAGCAATACCTGATAAGATAGATCCTTTTCTTTTTATAGTAGGTCTAATATTAACTCCTTTAAGTTTAACTTCATTTATAAGTCTAGGTTCAGCTGAGTCACAAATAATCAAGTGTGGCCCTGCATATCTTATATTAAAGTCTGCTATCTGAGTTGTAGATAGTCCAGGTTTACAATACATTACTTTACAATATATTCTTCTTCCTCTTCTATCTATACTTAGTTTAGTTAAGACTGTTGGATCTATAGAGAATCCAAAGTCTTGCCCATAATATATATCATAGTTCTCATTAAATTCTCCTATTCTCCAGTTCCTAAAGATAACCCCTTCCTGTTTCTCTAACCAGCCCCCGAGTATCTGATGAGTATATTTCTCTGGTCTTCTTCTTCTTATGTCTTGTATTTGATTTAAGAAAGAGATAGATAGGTTCTCTACATTATCTCTGTAAGTTGTATGTATATAAGTTATACTGTTTTTTAAACCATTGTGTCCATCTGGTATATCTCTGTTCTCATAGAACCTATTGTATATCCAATGTTCTTTTGTAGTAGGATTTAATATAAGGATACATCTATTCTGTTTATTCTTAACCCTAACAGACTGATCTATCTTATCAAAGTCATCTTCATTTGTTAGTTCTTCTGCTTCATCTAAAACAAATGTAGTAATACCATTTAATGATTTTAGAGCTGCTGTTTGATTACCTGAAGCTGTTCTGATACCTTTAAATAAAATACCAGATCCTGTCTTGATATTTGTGATCTCGTCTTTAGTTATTCTAAAGTCCTCGACCACACCCATAATTTCTAACTTCTCTATAAATTCTGGAATAATAGATGAAGCTGCTGATACCATTGTATATCTAGTGAATAGAATCTTATGTCCTCTTTCATAAGTTAATAGTAATAAGAATACGTTAGCGGCAAATGATTTACCGGATCCTCTTCCTCCTGTTACTATAAAGTATCTAGAGTCATTACCAAAAGCCTGGTACTTACTATTAAGTTTGGGTGTCTTCATCTTCTGATTCTATATCAATTGTATTCTCTTCTATCTTTGGTGTACCTTGAAAGAAATTCATAATAGAGATATCTACTTTATCATTATTAGAAGAAGCATCTACATTATCTCTAGCTTTACCATATATATATTCTAATATCATTTTTCTATCAAACTGAGAATCTTTAGCATTCTCTGCTACCATAACCCAGAAAGCTTCTTCAGATCCGTAAACCTCTTTAATAGCACCTGTAGCAAGCATTTTAGATCTGTTCTTCTTTGCTTTATTGATATTGGCAGGAGTAGCCATAGTTCTCCTGACAACAGCATCTCCACGCTTCTGACCGTTGTTCTTTCGTCCATCGGTCTTCTTCATATATTTTCTCTCTACTTTTTTTCTAGGCATTTATTATCATATATTAATCCGTAGACTTCCCATATTCTATCACTCCATTTCTTTTTATTATAAACCAATTCAGATTTCTTTTTAGATCCTTTGTATTCTAATACAATTCTAAAGTTATTACCTTCAGGAACAGGATACAATTTATATCCATTGTTCATACACCAGGATATAATTTTAAGATCATATCTAATTCTAGGTTTTATTTTTCTTTTCTTAGCCATTAACCAGTTGAAACAGTTTCATAACTTGAATAAACATCTATCTTATCTTTCCATTTACTATTTAACATTTTAACTATAGCATCCATTTTAACATATAAGTTGTCTAACTTATCTTCAGGAGTTTGCTGTATTAATTTAGCAAACCTAGAGTCTATTGTATTTTGAATAACTTGAGTTTTGTTATCTTTAGCTTCAGCATCTTCGTATCTAGACAATCTCATTTTAAGATCTATGTTTTCAGATATTATATCTTTTCTAGTTTTAGTATCTGATATTATCTCTTCTTTAAATAAAGACACAAATTTCTCACATAAAACTTTAAGCTTAGGTTCTTCTTTAAATATTACCGGAATAGTATTCTTTATAGAATAAATTACACTTGCGTGATTACAATTGATTTCTGCGGCCATAACATAATAAGTAGATCCAGCATACTTTCTAGCTAGATAAAAGAATACAGCTCTTGCATATACATAGTTTCTTCTTCTTGATTTCTTACCTATATCTAATTGAGTTTTTTCTTCTACAAAGTTTCTTACCTCTTTAATGTTCATAGTGTTCTTGATTAAATGTTCTTGTTATAATTTTATAATATTTAATAGCCATAAATATTCCGTGGCATTCGTCATATAACTCTAGCTCTTCATAAAACTTTAAACTAGATCTTAATTGCCTTAAAGATGCTCCGGCTAAAAAGTCATCTGCGGTTAGATTAAAATACAATGCACTTACTTCATTGTTAAAAACCAAAGTGTCCGATATAATTCTGAACTGCTCTTTTAAGTTTTCTCTTTCCTGAACTGATAAAATCATCTGTAGCTTTATGTATTTTTAATTTATTATTTCTTTTATCTATGATAACAAAAACAAACTCATCCTTATTAAACAATTGAGTGTAAATATAACTTTGTATATCATAACCATAAAAATAACTATTATATTCCCAATTATCAATATCTGAAGTAGTTTTTAGATCAATTATTTTATCTTCATATAAACAATCGGCTTTGCCTCTAAAAGGCAAGCCCATTACATATCCTATTCCAGACTTCTCACATTCTCCATTTGTTATATATTCTTTTACTTCAGGATCTTTTAACACAACTTCTTTTAAACCATCTGCCCAGATCCTTTCTTTCTCTAACATAACTTCTTTACCTTCTGAGTTTTCTTTAGCTAATTTAAATTCTTTATTCCTTCTAGAAGCAACATCAACAAAATTATAGTAATCATTTAGTTTATCACTTTCTAATATTGAAACGTGAATTAATCTACCATCTCTAAATGGTTTAATATCTGAGTTCTTAGGATTATTTATATCCTGTATATAATCATCTGCACTTACCATAAGCTTTTTAGCTACAGAAGAAGAAAGAGTATTCTTTCCTAAGAATCCGTAATAAAAGCTATTGTCTTCCATCTTTTTTAAGATGTCTTTAATCTTCCACTCTGATCCGTCAAGTAATTTTATTGTATCCATTTGGCATCATTTATGTTTAAATAAGCAACTTCTTTTGCAATCCTACCTCTATTATTAAATTGAGTAGTAGCAGGATTTTTATAATTAACTTCCCATTTAGGTAATACATCAAATAGATTAAAAGAATATATACCTTTTGGTGTACTACAAATATAATAAGGAATATCTAAATACTTGTTACAAACTTCAATCATTGCATCAAATTTCTTTTTCTCAATAAGTAAAGTATCGTAATGAGTCTTTCTGCATTTTAATTCTATTCTGTGAGCTTTGTCTACAGAATAACAATCCCATCTAGATAGTTTACCTCTTGCTTTTACTAAGTCAGGATAAACTTCTAGCTTTAAATAATTAAATAAATCCTCCTCTTTATTTATAGGCTTCATAAACCTTTTTAAGTGGGTTGTATACATTAGTAACAAAGCACGAGCTACAACTCGTTGCTTTTTGTTTTGCATTAAATATTCTATTAAATATATTAATACACCTAACAACTCTACTAGAAGATATTACACTTCCTTTAGTAGTAAATACATCAGTCAAAAAGTTATATTCTTCTTCATTTAAGCATAAAGGATTATCATATCTAAACATATCGTTTAATAATTTTTTTCTTTCATCACACCCGCAATCCTCACCAGCTAAAAACTTAACTGCTTTTTTAATTCCTGTAGCTTCAGTAATCTTTTCGATAGTATCTCCAAGTCCTTTAGACTTGTTCTTGTTCTCTGCATCAAAGTTCTTTTTCCATTCTTTGTATGCTTTTGTTCTTTTGTCTTTTGGTTCTTTCATTTTATTTGGTAATAGTCTTTATTGAAAAAGTCTGTTATATCCTCACCGAACTTTTCGATAAGTATTTGTTTATAGTTCTTACAAGAGTTGTATATACTTGTTAATGATATTCTAGTTTCAGACGCTATATTCCTTAAGCTTTTATCTGTAAAGAAATAAAGCTTAAATAATTTCTCATCATACCAATGCCAAGTAGAAACCTCTTTTAATATATTATCCATAATCTTTCTATGTGCCTCTTCCATATTAGATAATTCTATATCATTGTCTATAGAAGATTTAAAATTATCATTTATATTTACTCCATCATCAAAAGAATCATAATCTTTATATTGAAAGATTATGTTCTTTTTTCTCTTATTCTGATGTTTGTAATATAAGTTCCTGATAGTCACATATATATATAGGGAACTAATTTTACCATCAACTGTTATACGATCTATATTATCAATGTATTTGTTAAGTCTTAAATACATCTCCTGAACTAATTCTTTAGCTAGTGATTCATCTTTACAAATAGAAAGTGCAATTTTAAACCATTCCTTATTGCGTTTAGATAATTCTTCTAGTATCATTCAGTTCCTGATATTATATCTTTTTTAGGTCTATCATTCATTAAAGCATATCCAAGAAACAAATAATTAATAGCATCTGCATATCTACTTTCTATTGGTTCAGCTTGTGGCATATCTGGATTATTAGAGTGGCTTAGAATAGCTTGTATGTGTTTATGGAAGAATACAGCCCAAACT